AAGTTGGACAGGTCAAACAGCCCAAACACAATTAAAGACTAATGAACTTGGCAAAATGTTTAAAGGTGGTATAAGAGTAACTTCTGGTTATCGTGATCAAGCACGCGGTACTAATGCAATGATCGGATCAGTCTCGCCATTAAAGAAATATAAAAAGCAATGGCGAGATATGTTAACAGAAGAAGAATTAAATGCTGCGGCGGGTACTGAGGCAAGAAAAAGAGGGGTAGCAAAATTACGCGCTGGTGGCATGTCTTCAGAACATGAACATGGTAATGCAATAGATTTTAGTTATCCAGCTGGATATGGTGAAAAGACTTTTCCTGCATTGAAAAAAGCCATTATGGGTAAATTTCCAGGTGCTAATTTAATTAAAGAAAAAGATCATCTGCATATGGCATTCAATAAAGCTAATATAAAACCAACAACAGGTTCTACTGCTGGTGTACAATTAGCATCATTACATTCGGCTGGAGCATCAACAGGAGGAGGCGGACAAGGCGGGAATGTAACTATAAATAATGTTAAAGGTGGAGATTCAAGTCAAGGTGCACATTTCACTGTAGATGCTTCCTCACATGATCGGCACGCAAAACCAGAAACAGTAATAACTTAGGGGACCCGAAAGTCCCCTTTGTCATTTATTGCTCAGCTAACTTCTTAAAATACTCCAAAGAGTCATCGCCTTTATCACCAGACGCAACTGGATCATCAGTACTCTCTTCAATCGTCCCAACAAACTCACCACCCGCATCACGGGCAACAACTGTATTGAATCGAGCTTCCAATTCCTGATAAGATTTAAAGTTTTCTGGACTAACAAATTCCTTTAGAGAATGTTGTTGGTTCCAAACATCTTCACACTTCTCATCGGAACCATCATATAGAGGTGTTGGATCAGCAAATTCAGACTTATCATAATTTGCATATCCCTCAACCTGACGGATTTTAATTTTGAAGTTTGCACCAGTCCAGAAGTCAAACGGATTTAATGGTGTCTCATCCTTAAATTCAGGATTCATTACACTGGTAATCTTCTCAAAGATTTTCTTACCATAACGAAACAAGAATACCTTTCCTTCATTCTCTGCATTGGCACTATCCTCCAATACAAGAATATTAGAATAATAACTTAATTTTCGTTTGCGATCACGAGCAATGTTTTTATCTGATTCAATACCAGAGTTCCACAATGCTGTATTGGCTTTAGATACCGGATCATCTTTACCAAGAGTGGTTAAAGAGTTCTCAATATACCATCCACCCGGACCTTTGAATCCATGTGACCAAAGTTGCACCCAAGGCACATCTTCGTTGTTAGAGGCAGGAAGAAAACGAACAACCGCATAGCCATTACCAGACTTATCACGTTCACATTTCCAAATACGATCATCTTCATACGAGGGTTTTTCAGCTAGTTTCTCAACTTGCTTAGAGAGGTTCTCTAGGTTGGACATTCTATTCTTTTTCATTTCTTTAAAACTTGCCATACTTATTACTCCTTATTACGTTATATTATTTTATTATTATTGTTTATCATTATAAAGCGGTTATGTTCTCTCCTTTCTTAAATTGGAAGCTTTGGCTGTTTTTTCATCATATTCAATGACTGAGCCTCAGCTTCGATTTTATCTTTAATTGATTTATTTAATAACTTCGCCACTCCTTCAATTTCACCATCTATTTCATTAGTATATTCCAGAATAGCATCCATGTAGGATATGCGTTTTTTCTTAACCATTTCTTCAATTGTTTCTGATATATCAATAGCCATAGTCACCCCATTTGTTTTATACTGTCACATATACCTAACTTTTTTGCTTCTGCACCACTTAACCAAACATCATGTGCAGGTAATAGATAGTCTCTTATTTTCTTTTCAGTTAAACCAGTACATTTTTTATAATGATTAATCATTCGCTTAGTCGTTAATTCATACTCTTTAACTGTAGAAAATAACTCATGTTCTTTACCATACATACCCCATGAATATTGATGTGACAATATTGAAGTATTCGGTGTTAATGTCCTATGTCCCTTTTCGCCCGCAATAAAAATTGCAAAAGCTGCAGAGGCAATTGTTCCCAATCCAATTGTTCTTATTGGTATTGGACTACCCCTTATTATATCTATTACTGCAAAAGCTGAATTTAAATCACCACCGCCTGAATTAATTAATATTTGTAAATATTTTGCTTTAGGATTCTCTAAGTTTTTTCCTATTATAAATGCAATCAAATCACGACATGTTTCTTCACTAACCGGACTCATAAACAAATATATATCACTATCTTCTGGAGTAACCGTTTTACCTTCGGTCGTACTTTTGGATGCCATTTATTTATTCCTGTGTGTGCGGTACTTATCATTTGTATTTATCTTCTATAAGGGTCTATATAAAATATATGATCCCCTACAGTGGAGTATTTTAACATTTTACGATTCCAATATGGATCAACATCGACTCTGTGATAATGTGTTGCACCATGTAAAAAATCTTTCATTGGTTCTTTAACCATTGCCCTAGCAATTAGTTTAGAAATAGCCCATGACATCTTGTCTTTAGGAATATCGGATTTACCATCACAATACCAACTAAAATGACATTTGTGTAATACTATTTTTCCATTATCTAGCCTAGCTTGATGTACTACTTTACATAAAGTATTAGGAAAATGCTTGCTCCTAACTCTATTTATAGTTACTAATGCAACAGCAATTTGTCCCTTCGTCATTTGATCTCTTGCTTCAAAATAAATATTTTTAGCTAAGCAATCAATCTCATTATGTTGATTATCTTTTCCTCTACTCATTTCCATCATTTTTTCTTGAACCCAACTAGCTTCAGATATTGATACCGAAACTAATAAGATACAAATGAAAAATAACTTCTTCATAATATATACCTCTCATAATAAAAGAATGGTGGGGACCCAAACGAATCCCCACCATATAAGTCAGTTAAAACTTATCCCCAAAACTTATTCAGTTTATTTCGGATAGCCTTAACGGTTTTTGCACCACCAACGATGTTTGCGTTCTTAAACGCAGTTTCGCCAGTTGCTGGACTCGTGTAAATACTTACCCAGCGGGGCAATTCAGTTAACTCGCATTCCAGACGAGTCATCTTACGTGCATATCTTCGACCCACTCTAGGTGCGCCACGTTTCATCGTCATACCCATATCATCTCCTTCAAAGGATTTAAATAAATAATGAATGTACTAATCTCATTCACCATAATAACAACTCCATTATACCATCATGGAGCACAACATACAAGGAAAATGTTTCCCCTTGAATTTGGTGAGGGTTTCTGTTGCCAAGTACCCTCGAACTCCGACAGCTTACGCCGCCAGTGCTAAATCGTAATCATTAGCAGTTATAGTTTGAAGGTTTGATAACGGAGCCAACCTTCCTCTCCGTGCTGTCTTATGGTTTCCATTCTCCTGTCGAAACTAAGTCGCCCCCATATTGTTAACCTGAGGAGTCGCAGATCCTTCAGTTATCACAATTAGTTCTAATTGTAGTCTGCATCTAAATATGGTGGAGGCGGCGGGAATTGCACCCGCGTCCAAAAAAACTTTCACAATAAGATTATACAGCAATTATATTATTCATATTCGTTTCGGTCAATGAATATAGTTTATGATGTAATTCATCAACACTACCATTATTATGAATAGTAAAATCATAATCCTTCTCATCCATTCCATGTTCTGAGGCATGTTGATATTCAGCAATTCTTAATGCTTTATCACGAACAATCTGAATTACTATACCACCCCGATTTCGAATCCACATGGCTTCATTGCTAAAACGAACATCACTAATTACAACTGTCCTACCCGGATGTTTCTTAGTAAAAATCTCCGCGTTCTTAACCCATATATTAGGGTCTAATGATCTACCAACTTCTGTACCTATACGTTGATACATCTTACGGGGAGAAATACCCCAAGGTTCTATTGCTACCTCTTTATTACGTTCCTGTTCATCAGTCAACTGAAACATAATTTTAATAGATTCTTTAATTGGTTTTGCAAAAGAATAATGTAAACAGTTAAATGTATCACACAAATATTTTGCTGCTGTATCTTTACCACTTCTAGCCTTACCTGCAAATCCAATCACCATTGGCTCTCCTTTTGAATTAATCAATCCGAAAATAGGAAACATTATTTACTAGACCCTCTCCAATGATCAGGTCCTCTTTTAACTTCATTCTTCCAAACATGAGGCTTGGCTATGCCTGTTTTTGTATCAATAACTGGTATGTAACCTTCTAACTTATTTCGATACACCTTTGCTTCTGATTTATTCTCAAAAAATTCTTTACCAACTTTAAACAGCTTCTTCATTATAAACTCCACTTTTAAAATTATTAAATAAACGGAAATACAACATATGCGAATACTAAATATACACCTGTGCCGATCAAAATTCCTGATAACATAATAAACCTCCTAATTAAAAAATACCAAGTATACAATACCAAATGGGGCGAAGAGTGCTGCTAGGAAATACGCTGCAACTGTGCAAACTATTGTTAATCCTAACGTGGCTTTAATTACCTGTTCCATTAAATCTCCTCTCATTTAATATACTAATATTATACCAAAACTACCACCCTAATACAAGGAAAAAGTGTATTAGATAACTTATTGTTTTTAAAGGGGTTATAACTTGTTGTTTTTAAAGGAGTTATTGACCCCATATACGGCGATTTAAGGCGATATTATTAAAGGTATATCCTACTATGCATTTCGTATAATATCGCCTTAAATCGCATTTAAATGCACCTAATCATAGCCTCGACCATAGTCATTATACCACGAATCCATACCCGATGCCATATGAGAACAATCTAACCTAACAAGAAGATTATATTGCCGTGCGGGGATATCCTCTAAACATACGTTAAGAGATGTTTGACATCCCTTACATATAACATCCGTTGATGTTATATTTATCGCCACCTTAACAGGAATATTTGTTGCATGATAATGTTCCTCTGTCCCCTCCGGATGAAAAAGTTGATGTTCATTCCGCAGATGACATTGTGGACAATAATACATAATTACGTCATAGGGTTCCATAATTTACTCCTGTGTAAAACAACCTGCCCAATAATCACACTTAACATAATCTAAGGGTGCTGAACTACTCTGATATGCATCTTTATCCAAAACATATCGTTTTACAGGATTACTACCAACACAAATGTCTTTTGTACCTGCTGTATCAATTTGACATTCCGCCATTGAAGTAAATTCCTTCTTGTCAATTTGTGTATAAGGTCCACTATCAAACCACATTGGTTGATAAAGAAATCCCCCAAACACTAAACCTGCAACTGTTAAAATAACTCCCATAATAAACTCCTTTCATTAATAAAAGATCATACTTTAAACAACTTCTCTGCTATCCTAAAGACTAAAGCCTTTAGTCCAAATACTACTAGTGTTACAACCAACAACAAAGTCTGATACCAATCGGGCATCATTCCTAAATTCTTCCACGCATCCGCTATCGTTTCAGTAGTAAAAAATGTACTAATAAACGTAATTGGTATTGGGAGTAATAATGTAATAACTATTAATTCATCTTTCCATGATAAACTAAGTGACTCGGAATCCATATCAAAGCGTTCTTTTTCTTCTTCCAGCTTTTTACCCATGGCTTATTACCCCTGTGCGTCAAAGTAATCCCACGAAAGTTCTCCTCGCTCTATGGTTTCTCCTACCTTTCTACATCTAGCATATGTTTTTCGAGTATTGCCACCTGCATATGTAAAAGTCCTTACACCGGCATTATATACATTAGCACTACCAACAGTATCTGAATATGTATTAGATGCGGTTGCAGTATTTTCATATTGCCATACAGTACTATTTGCTACAGCTGCCCATGCCATAATGATTCTCCTTATGATTTTCGGGTTACGGCTACTATCTTATTAATTTGTTTCTGAATAATCTCTTTCCTATTAGGCCATTTAATATAAACATCCTCAGGATTCTTCATCAAATTATATAACAAAGGCATAACCATCTTTTCAACTTTCAATAAATCATCTTTATGTTCTTTCTTCAAAACATCCAATTGTGTTTCATCGCCCTCTCGGATCGCAATTAACTTATCAATTTTATCCTCTAAGTCACCTGATGCGACTCCTTTCGTATCGGCAATTCTGCTTTGAATTTCCTTCTCCACTTCTTCGATTTCTGCTTCATCAACAGTATTAAAACCGAAATCCATATCGTCATCATAGTCATCAAAATTGAATTCTTCAGCCATAGCACTTCTCCTCTATCCTATTTTTATTACTTGCGGATTCTGTTTCATAATCTCTATCAGTCTACCTATATAAGTATCCATTTCCTTAAAAGGCTTTTTAAATACCTGCACCTCAAAAGATTCCCTCACTGCTATTAATATTACAATTTGTTCTGGTATTGCACCGGTCATCTCAAAGAATGCTGCTGAATAGAAAAAGGCTTGGATGTAATAATCCTCAATCCATTCTTCTTTCTTTGCCCTCTTTGATGTTTTAAAATCTATAACGGACAATACACCATTATATTCTGCAATACAATCAGTCGTTCCTGCTATCTTTAATATATCACTATATAATGGAATTTCCAATCCAACTATATTATCAATATTACCAAGCAAAAACCTTAAACGATTAAACACACTTCGGGCTTCATCATCAATCATTAATAAATTTTGATTATACAAATATCTCTCACATAGGTCATGTACGTCAGTTCCTAATTTAGCAGACTCTTTCATTATTTTATCTGCTTCCTCATCACCAACTCTTTTTCTCCATTCATCAAGGCTTGGTTTAGGTTGTGCACCAAGAATAGATGTAATAGAAGGATATGTATGACCATTCGGTGTTACATATACCCTTCTCCCATCCATTACCTCTCGATGAGGGACTTGTATATCATCAATATCTTTCACGTGGTTAAACTGCTTCATTTTTTAGTAGATTCTCTATATCCCAATATAACGTTAACAATCATAGTTTTTCCAGCACGTAATACTTTTAAAACTATATTATCCTCCGGTGATTTCTTTACGATAACTCTTGCAAATGATGCAGGATGAATTGATGAGCCATCAAGTTCTAAAAGAACATCACCCATTTTTAATATACCAAAAGCAGGTCCATTTGGAACAATCTTTTCTATAAATATACCAGTGCCAAATTCTGGATACCTAAATGCCGTTTTTAAACTTCCATATTTTTCTTTAAACTTAATAATATCCTTTTTATTAATTTCACGAAATAAAACACCAATAAAAGGACGTTTTATCTTTTCACCTGTTTTTAATCGTTTAATAATATATTGTGCATAATCACCATCAATAGCAAATCCAAGCCCAATACTTCCTCCTCCACCCTTATTTGTCATAACCATAGTATTAATACCAACTACATCACCATGGTCATCAAACAAAGGTCCTCCTGAATTACCCGGATTTATAGAAGTGTCAGTTTGAATAAAGGGAACATAACTTGGCGTATTAGGCACATGCCTATTTAAAGCAGATATATATCCAAACGTTGTCGTGAAAGATAAACCCATTGGTGAACCTATTGCAATAGATTGCGATCCAATTTCTGGTGTCTTTCCCCAAACAACAAAAGGAAATTGGAGGTTAAGTGGATTATTTATTTTCAATACAGCAATATCTGACTCTGTATCATAACCAATAACAGCGGCGTCATATTGTTTGTTATCTTTAAATCTCAAATGAACAATACCACGATTATTAGTTATATTTGATATAACATGGGCATTTGTAATAACATATCCCTCTTTAGAAATAACAAAACCAGACCCCGATCGTGTAGATTCATTACCCTCAAACTTATCNGGTCCGCGTTTTTGTCTAAATTTAAAACCACCTGATGCTGGATTTGCAGAATTATTTTCTGATATAACCTCAACAACTGCTGGCATAACTTTTTCAATCACCCGAGTACTGGGTGTATGACTTGCACTACTTATTGTCGAATATAATAAAATACTCACAGCTATGACAATAATTTTTCGATAAAACATTTCTACTCCTTTTGTTGTTTTTAACGTGGCAATCCACTAATCTCGAATATCAAAATTAGAATTATACTTTTTCTTAATGGCATGTAGCCTCTCATTAAAAGCTTTAGTAGGTTTCTTTAAGCCTTTAGTGTTTTCTAAAAAAACTGGATCAATAGGTCGTGGACTTCCAATAATACGTAAAATCCGTCCCTTTGTAGAACATTTAGGACATTTTCGTTTTAATGGTATATCCATTTCTGCAATAGTTTGAAACTCTTCAAAACGTGTCTTGCATTTTGAACATTCATAATCATATAATGGCATTATATACTAACTCCTAAAGGTATTTCAAACTTAGCAAATTTATTTTTCCATTTAAAAAATGATTCACCATGATCTGTTTTATTCAAAGTCATCCATTGCCACTGATGAACCATTTCATGTGCTAATGTAAATAAAAATTCATTCTTGTTAATAAAGCGATCGGCTATGGATAAGACACCATATACCTTTCCATCTGATTCTTCATACGGAATATGTTCCGCATGACATCCTTTTTTTTGTATAATCTCAATCTCATAAAAAGGATGTACTTCATTATTAAAAATTTCCTCATTTAATATATTAAACCAACGTGTGATAAGATGTTTAGTTGGGAAAAAGGTTCTAGAGTACTGTCTCAAACTTATTCGATGTTCTTTATAAGCCCGAGACAGATTTGTTTCGTCGCTTCGAATTGCTTGAACGATAGGATTTGATTTTGAAATATACATAATTATTCCCTTTCATCTTTTTACTGGATACCCACTCCTTTTACGTTTAATTCTCTCTGAGGGTGCCCCGCCATCCGA